TGATTTGATTGTTAGTATTGGTAAATCTTCCATAATTTTTTAGCTCCATCTTGAGCTTTGTGCTTCTCCGCCGTATCCGTGCGGAGCTTCATCTGATTGCTGTGCCCATAGAAGAGCAAGCACTCCTACGTTTAAGTCAAGTATTTCTACCATCTCTGCTTTCGCTTGGTCGTATTTTTTTGCTTTTCGCAAGCACGATGCCAATGCTATTCTAACGACTGACTCGTCGAATTCATTTGGCAGAATGCTTTCGTCTGTCTCTTCTGTCAGCGTGCGCCATTTTTTAAGTCCGTATAAAGACATTGTCTTTCCGTCCTCTGGTATTGGAAACAAGAAGTAGAATCCGTTGTGGTTTGTGAATATGAGCTTTGAGTCGTCGTCTATTTGCTTTGCTCTTTGAAATTGTTCCCATGTCACCCTTGTTCTTCCTCCCTGATCTGTGCTGTATTCCTCCCCATCGATGTCTATTTGATATATTGAGTCTTTTTTGAATGCCACGGCTTCAGTTGGGTAGTCGTAGTATTCTTTTGCTGACCTCGTTTGTGTTTCCAAAGCAAGTTCGAGTTCTCTCCAGCGCTTGTAATCACACACTCTTTGGCCGGCTTGATTGAGCCATTTATCTTTCATGACGTCCGTCCAAAATCCAGACACTTTGGCTGCCGATATTCTATTGTCGAGGTCTGCTCTTAAATCTTCTAATGTTGAATTCATATGTTTTTACTTAATATTTTTTTGTGTAGTCGTCTCCCTGAAATAGATATTTTATTTTGTAGAACATATCTATTATTTTTGCTCTCACTACTGGAGTGGCAGACGCTATTTTGCTTATTGACTTTGACATCGTAACGCTGGCTGTCACTGATGCTGATATTGTTTTTATTTTTGCCGCTGCAACGCTGACTGATGCTATCACCTGAGCTACGATATCTCTTCCTGCCTGTTGAAGTATGGTTGCTGTGGCCACTACCTGAGCCGATATGTTCGAGACGAACGCTCTGCATGTTGTGGCCGTGGCTTTCGTTGATGCCTTTAGTGTCATTATAAAGCTCTTTACAATCGTTGCTGTAGCTTCTACGGTTGCCTTTGATTCCTTGCTAATTGCTCTTGCTGTAGTTATTGTGACTGTGACGGTTGCCTTGCTCAATTTTTGTATCTGCAGTGACCCGAGCGTTGCTGTTCCCACCACTGCTGATGCTATGTCAAGCAGTATGACTCTGATTGTTCCAACTGATACTGATGCCACCACTGATGTGAATGCGTTTACTGAAAATTGTTTTATTATCAATGCTGTGGCTTTCGCTGATGCTTTGAAAGATTTGGTTGTTTGTTTTATGGCTGTTGCCAGAGCTTTCGCTGTTGCCTTGTATGGTTTCGTAATTGATTTTATATTTATCGCTGTGGCTGTGGCTGACGAGTTTACTGCTTCGTTGTATGTCGTTTCTGTTGTTCCCCATTCTTGGAATAGAAGCACGCACCCTCCTGTCACCACGGTCCATGTTGAACCCGAGTCTCCCGATGATAGGTTTCCTGCACCTCCGCCTGGGTAATTTGGGACCCCTGAAGGATAATTTGAAGACTCTTGTTTCCATCTTAAATAATTGCTTGCGTCTCCCGTTGGTAAAGATATAACTATTGCATATTTTGTTCCTGCGGTTAAGTGATATCCTGCTCCTAAATCTATTATGTAAAATTCTCCTGCGGCCACACCCGTTACAATCGAACCTGACATTGACCCTGATGCGAGAGCCGAACCTGTTGGCTTTCCATTTGCGTCTGTGGCGTATATTCCTACGTTCATTGTTCCCGGGCTTCCTACTCCATTCAATCTCAATGAGACCATCTTTATTGTATGTGTCCTTACTGGTGTGAATGTTTGGGCTTTCCAATTTGCTGATCCGTATACTACGGTTTGGTCTGAGTTTCCTATGTTGTCATAGTGCTCCAGTTCTTTTGTGGTTGGTATGCCAAACTCTTTGAAATAGAAGTCGTATGTCTGAGCTGTCCAGTTCGCTCCGTTATCGGATGACGTCACCATTGTTCCCGAGTACGTTCCCGTAACTACTTCTTTCCATCTGAACCAATTATTTGTGCTTCCTGATGATGCCGATAATACCATCACGTATTCTGTTGATGCGTTGAGCGTTGCTCCGTCTCCAAGTCTTATTTCATATTCTACTCCGGCCGTGTCTGTTGTGATAGAATTTCCGTCTATTGTTCCTGAACACAAAGCCGAACCTGTTGGCTTATGATTTGCGTCTGCTGCATATATTGTCAGTGTTCCTGTCCCAGGGCTTCCTACCCTATATAATTTTAGTATGGCTTTTTTGATTACGTGTGTGATGCTTGGAGTGAACGATTCTCCTGCAAGCACGACTCCGTATATAGCTTCTTGGTCGTCTGGCGTGACGGTGTAGTTTGCATATATGGCTGGCACTGGGTGAGCCAGTCCATTTCCTGAGTTATATAATTCTGTTATCTCTGCTTGAGATAATGCTTTCTCCCAGTAGGCGCATTCATCCATCATTCCTGGGTATCCTGCCGGTGCGAATGTTATTCCCGAAGCAGTGAAGTTTCCTGTATATGTTACGGTGTTATCGCTTCCGTCAGACTCTCCGTCTATAAATAATTCTATCTTACTTCCTGTTTTTACTAAGACTAAATGGTGCCAATTTCCGTCATTAAGTTGCTTGCTCCCTCCGCACCATCCCTCGTTGTTGTTGCTGTCTTTTAAGTGTGCGGATATATATAATCCTCCCGATACCCAAAATGCCATATATGCTCCTCCATTGAATCCGAATAGTGGATAATTTCCTGATGCTAACTTTGTTTTTATCCAGCATTGTATACTGGCGTTTGTCGGTATCGTTGTACCTGAAGCCGTTATAGTACTCGAGCTCCCATTGAAATATGCTCCTATGTTTATCCTTCCAGACAAATCACCATAAACTTTGAATAGCATATTCCTATTGACGTCGGCAGCCCAACTGCTTCCATTCGTCGAGGTAATATAGTTTCCTGTTATTTCATTTGGATAGTGTGTGGCTGTGTATAAAATATCACTACCGCTTCCGGTTGCATTGAAATATAATATTACTGCATAGTTTGTGTTTGCTGATAAAGATATTTTGTTGGCTCCAGTGAATATAAATGTGTATTCTGTCGCTGGCGGTTGGTCTGTTTGAGATACGGTGCTTGCGTCTATGGCCTCAGATGTTGCTAATGCCGAACCTGTTGGCACAGCATTTGTTCCTGGCGTTCCTGTTATTGCATAAATTTTTGCATATAGATATCCAGTTGGACTATTCAAATGTGAAAGGTGAAATTTACAATAAGACAATCTATCTGCATTTGTGACATGGAACGTGTTCCCGATATATATATATCCTCCTGAAGATACTCCATTTGATCCTTGAAGAGAACCACTATAAGAATCAACTGGTGTGGTATATGCTATCGCCGTATCCGTCCCATTATTAGAACCGACGGCATCTTTGCTATTGCCGTCTAAGTCCCAGTATGCTTTAAGTTGGTTGAATGGAAATGCCATAGTTTTTGCTCATCTCTGCCCCCATAAAGGAGCAGAGTCAGCATTCAAGATCAGGGCCCTAACCTTGCTTATGCTGGTTGGCCTAATGTGATCTTGATTGTGAATTGGATGGCGTCTCCGCTTTCCAAGTTGATGGTGCTGAATGTTCCCCTGACGTACATGTTCGCTCCGGCTGGCGGATTTCCCGAACCTGCTCCATCGAACAATCCAACCTCTTTGATTGCAAGAGTTCCTCCTGCAGTCAATGTTGACACGACTTGGTATGTGTCGTTTGTGACTGATTCGGTCACTACGCTCTTTGTGCCCGATACTCTGGCCTGGTCTACGGCTGCCGCCAAATCTGTGTTTGCTGGCAATAAGGACGTATCAGCTGTTCCCCAACCTACGTGCTGAGGAGGTGTGTGTGATCCGCCGTTTACTGCATTTTGGTATTTTGCAATACCTGTGTTTGTAAGTAATGCGCTCATTGTGTTTGTATGTTTTCTAATTTATTTGATGCAACCTCTCCCAGGTTCTCCCATCGACCAGTTCCCGGCAAGCGTAGGCGCTTTGCCCATGACCACAAAAATGTGGGCATGAGCTTAGGCTTATCCTTTCTCGCCCTGAATACTCGGGCCTGAATAGTTATTGTTTGTTTTGGTGTAGCTGTTTCCATTAGTATGCTGGTCCTTTCTCTCCCTCTGCGTCTCTGTTTTCTGATATCGCTACAATGATATCAGCTTTCTTTGTGCCGGGCTTTTTGAATCTTTCCCAGTCTGGCACTTCTTCTGTTGCGCAGATTTCAAGTAGATCTTTTACTTTCATTGCTCCCAATGGAATTTCGTTCTCATCTCCTTCTTTGATAGATGAGCCTTCTCCCTTGGCGTTATTTTTGGCTTCTCTTTCAGCCAACTCTGTTTCTCTCCTCTTGAGGTCTGCTTCCCTCTCTTCGAAGGTCTGAAGCATTTTTTCCCGGTGGACTAAAGCCTCGACATTGTCTGGAACCCTGGTGAAGACTTTTCCGAATTCAGGCCTTGCTTCAAGGAATTTTATTACCTCGAGGTCTGAAGTCTCGTAGACTCCTTGTGAGAATCTAACGGCTTCCCCTGGCACGACAATGACACGGCCTTCCACCTCTTTGTTATAGGATGGCTTTGATACGATTTTCAGGTTCAAATATTTGCTGATGAATCGTACGGTTGTCGTTTTTTTGTTTGTCATGTTATGAGTTTTAGTTTATAATATCGAGCTCTGTCTTCCGGCCCCATCCCTGCCCACCTTTCGATGGGCAAGAGGTAGCCGTAATGAAACTTATAGAGAGCTCATTGAAGCGATTGCGTGCCTGCTTTCTTGTTCCATTTGCAAGCCGACTTCGGACAAGTATTCGTCCACTCTTTCGTCGTCGCCGTTTGATTGGCGATTTGTCAAGAGTTTGGTATCTCTTGTTGAGAGATATCTGTAAGTCAAAGCTTCCAAGTCCAACACGACGCAGTAGTTTCCGTACTTTGTTCCGGAGAACATGTCGTGTTTGATTAAGTTCAAGGTGCCCTGTGCAGAGACGTATTTTACGATCTGTATGCCGTAGGTTTTATCCGACTGCACGATTTGAAGCTTGTTCTTTGCCCACAAGTTGACTTGTGCTAAGAAGGCTGCTCCGCAGAATGCGTATTTTTCTACGTTTCCGTGGGCGAAGGCATCTGTCAAGAATGACTCGAATTCAGCTTCTGTGTCCACATTTGCTGTGGCGTAAGAAGAAATGATATTCAAGACTCCGTCGGTGAATCTGCGTGGGTGAGTTCCGGTTGATATTTTGGCTTTCTTTCCGAAGATGAAAGCTCTTTCGATATCGACCATGTGCTCAATCGCTTTCTTTCTCCTCTGGTAGTCGAAGTCGTTTTCACGAATGAAAGTCTTCGTATTCTTTGACGTTTCGGTGACGCCGAATGGGGTTCGGAAAATTTGGCAGTAACCTGTTTTTTCGGTTGCTGTTGTGCCCTTGATTTCTCTGAGGCCCGCACCTTCTTCGTTGGCGTTTCCGATGATCCAAATCTCGAGGGATGAAAGGTCTATTCCTGACGAAGTAGAACCTCCCAATTCAGCTGACAAGGTTAGAGTATCTGTGGAAACGTTTGTTACCAAGAATGTATAACCTGCAACTACGCATCTGATTACGTCTCCGATGGATACGTAAGCTCCGTTTCCGGATGCCAAGACTAATGTGACGGCTGACCCTAAGGCTTTGCCTGTCTGTCCTGTCGTTGATGTGACGGTCCTTGTTCCGAAAGTATCCTCATACCATTTGAATTCTGGGTCTGTGGTTTCTTTCTTTTTCAAGGATTTTCCCTGTTTGGAGACTGGGTCCTTGCCGGCGTTCGTTAAGATTGCCAGCAATGGGTAACGCATCACGTCGAGCAATGATACGACATCTGCGATGTCATACTTGCGACCTGCTACGTTTGTTGTGTCTCGTGATCCTGTTGCGCTCATGATTTTGAAATTTATTTATTTTATATTGCGAGGTTGCAGTCCGACCGGGCTCTATACCCTCCTGCTCCTGCCTCCTTTTTGGATTATCCTATGAGGTTATCCAGTGCGGGCCTCTTGGGTCACGGGTAGGTTTGGCTCCACCCAGTTTGCTTCCGACATGAATGTCGGTCTCAAATTTATATTCCTAATCCTCCCAGGTCTGACTTGTTTTGACCTCCGCCCATTATTCCCTTCCTTACTTTTTCTTCCTCGGTTTCATTCTCTTTCCCGTCTGTGCCTTGCGTCTTCTCGACTCCTGTGCGTGGTTTCTTTTTACCTTTCCCGTCTTCTCCCTTGTCTTCTTCCTTCCCGTCGTCATCTTTCTTTTTTGGCTTGATTCCCATTGCCTTGTCTGCTTTTTCGCAAGCCTCTTTAAGAGTTAAGGTTTTTCCTTTGGCTCCGGCAGATTCAATCAAGCTTATAACAATGTCTCGGTATTCGGCGTTCTCTTTTAAGTGAGGATGTGATCTTTGAGCCTCCTTAATCTCTCTTGAAACGGCCGCCTTGACATTGCTGGCCTGCTCGAAGATTTCCTGAGCTTTGTTCATGGCACGTTTATTTATTTGGTCTAACGTCCATTTTGCGAATTGCTTTGGGGTCATCTTTGAGAAGTCTGTCTGTTCGAGCTCTTTCTCAAGCTCTGCGTCGGTCTTCTCTCCGGCCGGCTTTTTCTTTCCCTTCGTCATTGTTTTGACGAGTTCCTGAGCTTTTACGTTAGCTTTTTTATCAATGGTCTTTTCGAGATTTTTATACATCTCGATTACCTGCTCTGCTGTTTTTCCCTTGAATTTTGCCATGGGGTCGTCTCCTTCCCCATCTTCGTCGTCCTTATCATTGCCCTCTTCTGAGTCATTGTCTTCTGAATCCTCCTCGTCCTCATCTTCGTCCGACTCTTCTTCGTCGGTATCTTCTTCTGAGTCCTCAGAGTCATCTTCTTCGTCAATGTCCTCATCGGTCTCAGCACCTTCCTCTTCGTCGATTTCTTCTTCGTCGAGGTCGGGTTTATCTGGATTATCGATGTCTTTTGCCATGTTTTTTATAAATTAGTTTTTATTATGTGCATTTTCGTATGCCTCCTTGAATTCTATTATGATTTCAAGTATGCGCCTGAGGCCCGATAAGCGTTCCTGAATGCGGACGTATTCCATTCCCACTTGCTCCGCAGTCTTCCCGTCTACATCGATTTTGGATTGGCTCTCGAGCTCTTCGATTTGCTGAGTGAGCTTTGCTTTAGCTTTTGCCCACCCAGCAGATCGTTCAAGTTCGATTATGTCGAGCCCATCCTGGATCACGTCATCCTCTTGATCCATTGTGGGGTTTATTCTTCTTCCCCACCCTCTCCTTCTCCGGGCATTGGTTCGGGCATTTCCATCTTTGGTCCTTCGCCCAATCCCTTCATGCCTGGCTGTTCCTGTGCCGAGCCTAAGCTCTGCATCAGTGCATCGATGGCTTCATTCTTTGTTTTGAATTCGCCGGCGTCAATTTGTTCCATGATAGGATTGACTACCTCTTCGATTGCTGTTTTGATTTGCTCTGGTGTTTCTGTTGGCATTTTATTATTTTTTAGGGTGAGTATTTCGACTTTTAGATTATTGGGAATGGCTTTGCCCAGTTACCGAGCACCGCTACGATTGATGCTGGTACGGTATCTGCTGTTGACGTTGCTGCTAATGTCAAGATTGCTAACAGATATCTCTTTGTCCTTTTTACTTGGAATTGAACCTGTCCTGCTTCGGTGACGGTTACTTCTGTGCCTCCGTCTGCCAATGTCGAGCTTGACCCGTTTGAGTTCGCTGACTCGTGGATTTTTATTTTTACGCTCGTTAAGTTGGCTCCGAATGTTCCTAAGTTTGCGATTACTAATGCTGTGTCAAATTTTGGTGTATCCTCTTCTGCATTTTCGTATGTGTCTATCACGGTTGATGTAATCGGGGAGTTGTCCTCATCGATTACTGCTGGCACCAGCATTGTTTTGATTCTTATATTGTTTTTTAGTGTTTCCATGTTTATGTTAGTTATGGTTTTTATTTCGACTTTTAGTACTCTACCAGCACCAAGTCTGTGCTTGCACCTGCTGCTATGAGAGAGATTGATGTTATGCTTTCGTCTATTGCGAATTCCTGCAATGTTCCGGCCGGGACTATGGTGTCGAAGTTTGCCAAGTTCCCTCCGCCTGCTGTCTCTGTTACGTCGAAGCTATTGCTCCCTGATGTGAAGTCTGAGGTCGTGTCGATTCCGTTGCCTCCTGTGCCCAAAACTCTCGCTGTGGCCTCTGCAACGTTTGCTGCCCATGGTTTCAACCATATTGTTGGGTGCGCTGTTAAGGCTGTGCTGTAGGTCGTTCCTGAGCCTGTTCCGCCGTTGATTGCGTTCCTTAGGCTTGTTTGGGTTGTTCCTACGTTTCCTCCGATGACTAAGGTCTTTCCGTCGTCGTCGTGGCCGTCTGCCAGTGTTGCGGTGGCTGTTGTCGCTTCGTCTTGGAATTCTAAGTCTGCCCCTGTTGTTGAGACTGCGATATCGTTTCCTGCGTCTCCTGCTTCTGTTGCTACAAATAATTGAGCTGTGTCTGTGTTGGTTGTGGCTTCTACTCCGGTTGGCTGTTCGGTTCCTGTCGAGTAAGTTGTGCCTTCTCCTGCGGTTCCGTTGACTGCTGACTTTAAGTTATCGAGTGCGACGGCATCTGAGATTCCGTATAGTATTTCATTTATTACGGCTACTCCTGCGGTCTCTGATAGCTCGTCTACGAATGTGTATGTCTTATCGTTTATAGTCACGGTGTCTCCGGTTACTCCGAGTTGAGCAGTTCCCATTGTTGCAGCATCCCAGTCTAAGTCTCCTGTCGCTGTGATAGCGATTGCGTTAGCTGATGCTCCTGTTACCTTGGCCTGAATTGTCAAGGTTGTTGCGTCTGATGCTATTGCGTAGACTTGTGTGTTTGGAAGCGTGTATAGGTTTCCTAAGTTTATTACTGATAATAGGTTTGCCAAGCTTCCTGCGTCGTCTGCTCCCAATGCTACCTCTCCGTCCAATGCTGGCGCTGCTCTGAATGTATATACTTTTGTGCCGATTATTACGGTGTCTCCGGCTTCGATATCTCCGTCCAAAGTCAAGACGCTTTTTGCGTGGACTCCTTTGGTGATGTCTCCGTCTAAGACTAAGTTAGCTTTTGCTTTCTTTGTTATCTCTGCTTTGAAGACGTATTCTTGGTCTCCCAAAGTTATTGTGTCGTTCTCTGTCGGGTTGACTGCGAGAGTCAATGTACTCTTTCCGTGTGTCGCTGGAGTCGTGTCTACCACGTCTCCGAATTTTACGTATACTGCTCCACCGATTGCCATCAACCTTAATATCGCAGAGCTTGGATTTAGAGGCAAGTTCTCCGGTGTCTCTGTTGACAGGTCTTCGATTAAGTAGTTGGCCAGTGCGTCTTTGGTTACCATGAAGGGAAGTACAAACCCTGCAGGTGCCCCTTTCGCTTTGGCGTATTCTATGTTATTTTTTTGTGCCATGTTTTTTCTTAATTATAATATTTTTATTTTCTACCTGCAACCATTGCGAGCAGTTTTTGCATTATGTTTTGCTTTCCTGCTTCGTTTGGCTGAGCTTCAGGCTGTCCCTCTCCTTCTTTTTGTAGGATAGGTATTGCCTGCTCGGTTTTTACTTCCGCAGAAGGTGCAGGTTTTTCTGCTGGCCCTCCTGTCTCTGCTGGTATTGCTGGCGCTCCACCCTCTGGGATTGGATTCGCCTGCTTTGGTTTTGGTTCGTATTTGGGTGCGAGAATGTCGACATATTCTTCGTATCCCATTTTTTCTGCTATGATTTTTTGCAATAGATTTTTCTTTCTTCTCCATGCTTCCACTTCTGCTGTGTCGTTTACGTCTTGAGGTTTATCATCTACCACGAAGAGTTTATACATTTCCAGCGCCTCCTTTGCTTCCTGATCTGATGTCTTCTCTTGCTTTGGAGAGATTGTCACGTATGCATCCACTCCGATTTCTTTGTCTTGCTGTGTGAATTCTCTGAATCGGAAGTTCTTTCCTGTGATTCTCATTGCCAGGTCTTCGTCTAAGAATTCCTGGTTCATTTCGATGATTGCGTTTACTAAGTCTGTTGTCGCTATCTCGAGCTGTCGCACAATGAGGGCGAGTCTGATGTTTGTCTGCATGAGCAAGACTTCCACTTTGCTCGATGGCTCTTGCCCTGAGTTTGGTATTCCTGATGTGTATTCTGACAGCGCCAGTGACTCTTGAATTTCTCTGCGGAATAGATTATCTTTTTCTACCCACGACCTGCTTATTTCAGGAAGCTTTTCGAATGTGACGTCGTCTGCTTTGTTTAAGAACCATGTCGCTCCGGGTGCGTGCTTTAAGTCTTCTGTCTTATATCCTGCTCCTTTTTTTACCTTTCTGATTGGGTCGAGGCTGAAGACGATGTCGTCCATCGCTTGGTTTCTCGAGTCTGCCATCTCGTGGATGGTTGTCTCTACGGGCTCTAAGTGACCCATTGCATAATATTCCCAGTTAAGAGAAATGTCTGGCAGGTCGATGAAGACGTGTCCTTCTCTCACTTTCATGTACGGATTTTCTTCGTCTCTTACTATGTCCTTTCTGTTGAAGACTACTTGAAGCTTTCCTGTGATGTGGTCCCAGCACTCCCATATTTCGATTGTGCGCTCGTTTTCTTTGTCGTCTGTTTTATCTCCGGGCGTGCTGTCGATATCAGACTTCTTTTGTCTGCCGTCGTTTATCTGTCCCATCTTCAGGGTATTTATTTGATATCTATCTCTTCTTGGGTCGTCTCCTGTTGGCTGTTCGTCCTTGATGTCCTTCTCCCATTTTATAGAGTTTATGAGTGGTATGACTTCCATCACTCCGTCTTTCTCTTCTTTTACGGTGTATAGCGGATTGTCTCCTCTCTTTTTTTCTTCTGCTTCGATTACTGCTTTTGATTTGAATGATTGTTTTATTTCCCACCTTGAGTTCTTCAGTCTATTCTGAGCCTTTGGGTCTGGGTAGAATAACCAGTTGTCTACGATCTCCCATCCCGGTGTTTTCCCTTCCCAAAATATCTGTGCTACTCCGTTGCCGAAAATCAATTGTGCGTTTATCCACAATATTTTTTCATCGTCAAATTCCATTTCCTGTAAGTCGAATTCTACAAGGTCATCCCATTTCTCGATTCCTTCCTTATTGTCAATGTTCTCTTCATTTCTTGGGTAGATGTTCACTTGCATCTGTGCTGATGCAAGACGAGGTTTCACGGTCTCGATGATTTGGAATCCTGTTGGTGGCATCAGGTTTGTTCCGTATGCGTAGTTGGCCGCATCTCTGTATGCCCTGTATAATTTATACATGCGAAGATTGCGGGCCAGGTATGGTCGTCTGAATGATTCTGATTGAGTAAATCTCTTCTGCCACAACGTGACAAGAGTTTGCTCTTTTTCTTTTAGCGTTCGGACTTCATCCAAACCAACGTCTTCGGCGTCGGGCAGTTGCGTTTGTTTTTGAGTTTCTTCTGCCATATGATTATTTTATCTTAACATATTTTTTGGCTTGTCAATAGGGGGTCAGTTTTCCACAGACCTCTTTCTCTCTTTTGCTATCTTAAAATATATTGTTGCGTGGAACCAATCATCCTGTCCTGTTGATACCCACTCTCTCTTTTTTCTTCCGAGTCTGTCGGTGACTATGCGTGAGTATGTTGTTTCAAATTGTTTCGTCAGTGCTTTTACTACTGGGTTTGTCGGCTGATAGAAGAACCTTATCTCTCCCTGTTTTAAGTCTGATAGCAACCAGTCGATTGCTCTTTCTCTGTCTGTCAGCACTTTTATTTCTGCTTCTTCATCTTTTTGCGCTCCCTGAAAGTCCTCATCGCTCCATCTGATTATTTTCTCTCTCTTCGGGTCTTCCTTGTACCAGTTCACCCACACTTTGCCCGGATACTTCTTTGCGTGTGCTATTACTTCGTTTGGCGTGAATCCTCCGTCTATAACGCAGTATCTGACGTCGTAGATTGTCATGAGCTCCTCCCATTTATCCCATTTAGATTTTCCTTGCTTTCCGTTTGTGTCGATGAATTCTTGGTCGTCTCTTGTTTTTAGTATGCCGTATATTCCTTCTTCGCTTCCTACCATGATGTAGAGTTCGTGAAGCTGGACGTCCACTCCCATGCAAGAGTTTACTTCGATGTGTTCTTTGTCTATGCAGTTTTGTGTTATCAGCGCCGATGGGAATTGCCCTGCTGCTTCGATGTATGGCAGTCCGAGCTTGTGGTTGTAGAAGTACTGCATTGTCATATCATTCCGGCCGGCTTTTGCATCCTCGTATGATTTTATCAGGTCACTGCATTTTATCCACGGCACTACCATTTGAGTCAGGATGTACCCTGATATTCCTGTCTTCCCTTTCTTTTTGTTTGGAGTTCTGTCAGGATATCTTGCTTTCCATCCTCCTGCCCTTACCATTTTTTCTGTTATGGGTTCTGCGCATTTTGAGCAGATGTATCTTTTCTTTTCGAAGTCTACGTTGTCGGGCCATACCATGTGCTGTTCTGTTTTGCATGCGTCGCATTTGAATCTCCAGTGCTTCTGATCTGACTCTTCTATCTTTTTGTTTATTCCTTGTCCTGGCATTGTCGGCGTTGAGATATATCTCTTCTGCCTCAAAGACTTCTCAGCTTCCATTCTCGATTCGTATGCTCCGATTTTTATCATGTCTGAAGCATCGAGTTCGTCGTACCAGTTTCTGTCTGATGAAAGCATCAGCGTATCTGAGTCTCCTTTTGTTCCTTTGTAGTATAAGAACCCTTTGCCGAATTGCTTCTGTGCGACTGCGTCTACCTGTTTTTTTTCAAGTCCTTTTTTTATCGAAGGATTTTTCTTTATGATTTCGTTTACCTTTGACGGCACGAATGAGTTTACGTCCTTGGCCGCTGGCAGTGTATGTATTTGGTTTATTCCGAGAAACCTTGCGTCGTGCAGTTCTGTTAGTATGGCCCACGTGGACACTCCAATCTGTGACGGCTTTTGCACTGCTATCTCGTCGCTTATGTCTTCGTATATTGCTTCAAGAAAGAAGTGAGGGCTGTCTGGCCCCATGTCTATCGGGTCTCCCTTTTCGTTTACGATATCGTTTTCGAGTATCCAACATAATGTGTCAATTTTTACAGACTTTTTTATGTGGCTCATTTTGTTTTCCCGAGCTTCCTCTTTTTTAGTAGCTCTCTTGTTACTTGCATTTCTATCATTTCGTCTTCTGTTGGTATTCTCTGCTCGTCTGGGTTTATGTCGTTGATGTCAAGTTCCTGTGGCGCTTTGCCGAGAGTTCTATCAAAGAATTTTTCCATCAGATATCCCATCACTCTGTCGTCGTTAGTTTCCATCGCTCTTCTTCTGAGTTTTGTTAGCATGACTTCAAGCGCCGTTTTTTTCTCTTCTCTTTCCTTCCCGTGTTTATCTTTTATGGTTACGGTTATCTCCTCGAATGCCACCTTTTCTTTAATATCTTTTGCCCTTGGGTCTCTGTTCAAGGATGCTGGTCTTCCATTGTCTGAATTCAATGTCGGTATTTTTTTACCCTCCTTTTTAAGTTGGCTTAATATGGCTTGCATTTCTTCCTGAGTCAATCCTTTTGTATCAAAAACACCGGCTCTTTTTAGCCTCTCTCTTAACCTTTCGTTCTTTGTTCTCCTTCCTTTCTTCTTTGGCCCGACATTGCTGTTTGATGCTGGCAATTCATCCGGGCCCTGCTTTGTTGCTGGGTTGTCCTTTGCCATAATGTTCTTTGTCCGAGAGGAAGGTTATGACCCTTCTGCGCCTCCCATGACGGTGGCACCCTCGGTTGTTTTATTTCTCTTTGCTTAGTTCTATCATCACTCGCATCTTCGCTTCGTCTACGCATTTCCTGCAGTATGGATGTTCTTGGATGTCCGGGTCGCATACTGGCCAAAAACATACTGCTTGCTTTCCGCATTGGCAACATTTACAATCCTTAGCATATGTCAGTTTTGGCTTCTTATCATTTGCTGTCATTTGTTATCGTTTTATCTTTGTGCCCGTGGCAGGACTCGAACCTGCACCCTTCGCCGGATGAGGGCGATGCTGTACCATTCAGCTTCAATCGGGCTTGTACCCTGCCGTAAAGGTCAACGACAGGGCTGGCTGTGGCTGAGAGGTCGTTTGGAGTTCGCCTCTCAAAAAATATCGTGCGCTCGATACCGGATTTCTCCGGAGGATACATCTGATATCAACGGTGCATTCTCCGGAGTCCTTTATGCTTTTCCTGCCGTTGCTAACTTATTGAATTTCTTATTTCCGTATTTCTTTCTGCCTATGTATGCTGCCAATGCTCCTGGGGTTTTCACTCCTGGCCTGTTAGACAATGTTTTCTTCAATGCTGCGAACCTCTCGCCAGTTCCAAGCTTTGGTTTCTTTTTTGCCTTGGCTCTTGCTTGTGCGAGTCTGTTCGTAAAATTTTTCATGTTCATGTCTTTGTTTTTATTTTTTAGTTTTTCGACTTTTAGTCTGAGTTGTCAGACTTTGCTTTTTCTCCTCTCTTCCATTTCTTATATTCTTCTCCGTATAATCCGTTCCATGGCGGAAGCGGTTTTGTTAGTATTGCGACCGCTATTGCGATTAGAATTACTACGGCCGTTAAGATAATGGTTAGAATCATTTTGAAAGATGGGGGAGAGTCCATCTTTATCGCTTTGCTTTTTTGTATGGTTACATATGTAACCTATTGGCGTTATTGCCGTGCGTGCGATGAGCGTTGGTGCTCTCCCCTTATGTGGGCGTCCGTGCCCTTAGATTTGGATCACCTCCTTTCTTGTGGTTGGTGCTTGTGCACAATGACTTTAAGTTCCGTTTCATCGCTCTGTCTGTCTTGTGCTCGGTATGCGAGCAGAATGTAGTCGGTCACCTCATCGATGTCCGAGAGGCTTCTAACATGTATCTCTCTTGTGCTTTGCTCCTGCACAAACAAGGTTTAGTCCTCCTCTGAAAAGTGCTGTTAGTTAGCCGGGAGCGAGGCAGGAGTGTTAGTCCTGAGACGCCCTGCAAGGTAGTGAGAATGCTTGTAGTCATCCCCACTCCCGACCAACTACATCTTTATTATAAATCTTTTGTTACCATCTTGACAATGCCTGTCCATATAAATTTTGGCATCCATCTCGGTTTGTTTTTTGTGTACTCATCGATTCTCAATATTGCTATCCTGTGAAGTTGCGTGTTGTAAAGTTTTCCTACTTTTTTTCTTATCTTCTTTCCGCTCGATGTGTTGTTGAAGCTGTCGATGATTGCGTTCGATTCTCTTTGGTGCACGGTCACGTGTATAAATTCTGCTTTTGGGCAAATGCTTATTGCTGCGTCTGTTCCTTCCCACGCTCCGCATTTTTGGCATTTCCCTCCGTCAAATTCGTGGCCCCACCAGTTCATTTTGTTTTCCATATTTATTATACCACTTAATTATAATGCAACAAGATGGAATCCTGATGCTTGTTTGCGAGGTTTTCCTTTTCTACTTAGAGATACCATTGTTCTTAGCTCTCCGATTTCCGACCTCATAAATTTTTGTATCTCTTTGTGTTCGTTTAGCCAGTTTGGATTTTCACGATAGCATTGTCTACAAACGGAGAACCCTTGGCTCTCTTCTTTGTTTGTTAGTTCGTGCTGGCATTTTATACATTCTGTCATTTTAGTCAAAATAATCCTGCTCTTCCATTCCTGCTCCGATGCAGGCAACTAAGAACAATGCCAATATCGCCGTCTCTATAATTCCAAGCACTGCGAAAATGTCCCAGACTATTCTTAATATTATATTTATCATATCTTTTTTGCTCTCTGTCCCGTGAGTTTTTCCCATCGTGCCACTATTGTTTCTACATATTGCGGGTCCAGTTCGACCATCAGGCATCTTCTCTGCAGATGCTCGCATGCTATTAGCGTACTTCCTGAACCCCCGAATGGGTCGTATATCCATTCATCTATCTTTGTGCTGTTTGGTATTAGTCTTCTCAGCAATCCTACGGGTTTCATTGTTGGGTGAAGTTTTGATCTGGCCGGCTTTGGGTATAAAATAATGCTCTTTGCTTTCGCTCTTTCGAATTTGTGTCTTCCGTGCCATCCGTATGCTATTAGTTCGTGCTGTGGCAAATAATCTTTGCGACCGATTACTACGCTGTTTTTTATCCATATCAAACCTTGGCTATAGTAAAATCCTGCCGCTTCCATTCCTTCTCTCAGCGCAGGGTACATTGAATCTGAGTTGAATATGTATGTTGCGTTGTAGCTGTCGAGGTATGGCACGATTGCTTCGAGCCATTTCTTTGTGAACATTTTATATTCTTCGAATCCCTGAAGTTGATCTCCGATGATTGCTCTTGCGTCTTTTTTTCCGAGTTTATTGAAATCTTTTTTTGTTTCGACATATGCCACTCCGTATGGCGGATCTGTTATGATGGCTCTTATTTTTATTCCCGTCGGTTCGACTATTCCTTTTATAAATTCTTCGTCAGTTGAAGAACCGCACACGAGCATGTGATTTCCTAACTTGAATACGTCTCCTTGTTTTATATCAATTTTTTCCATATTTTTATCCCCATTGTTCTGCCATCGCTTTGGCTATTCCTGAGAATGTTTTAGAACGATTTATTTGCCTGTCCTTTCCACCCTTGTTGAACCAGTTTCCCGGTATCTTCGTGCTCTGCTTTGCCTCTACGATGTCAGTCGGTTTCAGGTCCGGCAGTCCTTTAAGCCATAAGCATGTTTTCTTTTGGTATGGATGTCCGAATTGATATGGCTGAATCGTTTGGCTGTATTTTGGCGTTTTATATATTTTACTCTATATCGGGTTCTCTACGCAAATTTTTTCTATCGGCGCATTCAGCAGTTTCATGAAGAATCTCTTTCCCTCCATTCCTTTGTATAATCTGTCCATGTTCAGCTTTCCTTTCGGATATAAGAATCTTGCTCCTGCGTTTGACAAGTATGTGCATGGCGGATGCGCTATCATCATGTCCCAGCCGTCTCCCAGGTGTTTTATCACGTCGTCCTGTATGTGCCATTCTGGATGTCCTCCGCTTTCGGGAAGTATGTCACAGCTGTATGCTTCGTGCCCCTTGGCCCTGAATGCTTTGCATACCTCTTGGCTTTCTTCGCATGCTATAAGAATTTTCATGTCTTTTTTCTGATCTTAAGTGCTCCGTTTCGTCGAGCATTCTGAAGACCCATGCTGTGTCCGGGTCGTATTCTCCCTCGAACATTTTCAGCTGTTTCTTCATCTCTTTGCTTTTTTATTTGTAAATTCCTCCCATCGTTTTACAATCACGTCGCAGAATACTGGGTCTTGTTCCATAAGTCTTGCCTGCCTTCCTATTTGCTCGCAGGCCAGCAATGTGCTTCCTGACCCCCCGAATAAGTCCAAAACGATGTGTCCGGGTGCGCTACAGCGCTTCAATGGCTTCTCTGCCAACGTCACTGGTTTCTGTGTCGGGTGTTCGTAGTTTTGCGTTGTGTCTCTTTTTACGAGCCATATGTTCAGCATTTCAATTATGTCGTCGATGCCTTGGTTTCCGATTGATACCTCTTTATTCATTATTTCGTTCAGTCCGTTATAGCTTTTGTTTAGGAATGGCTGGCCTATCGTTCCGTAGATGCATGGTTCGTATACTTTGTTGAATGCCACCTGCGGTTTTGGAAAGCTGTTGTTTTTTATCCACAAGCACACTCTGTTTGTTTTTATTTTGTTGTCTCCGAAGAGCGTTTGAAGCAACCATATGTAAGCCTCGTCGCACCAATAAAACACGTGGCAGTTTGGCTTTGCGTGCGCCAGTGCATTTTTTATTGTGCCGTCAATGAATGATGCGTAGTCTGCCACTTTTTTGCTGTCTTTCTTTCCGGTGTATCCTCCTCCGTATAATTCTTTGCTTCCTTCTGTTCCTTTGTTGTAGTCGAGTCCTATGTTATATGGCGGGTCTGAATAAATAACATCAGCGTATACTGGCCCATCATATTTACATCCGCATTTTTTACAAGTTATCATATACTTTTTATAAATTTTTCTAATGTGTAGTCCTGCCAAAATTTTCTTTTGCTTATCCCTGAGTTGCATCTTCCTAATCTTTTCTCTTCCTTATCGCATAATAATATACTCCATCCTTTTATTTTATTCTTTGGCAGATATGCTATTTTTTTGATATCAAGCATTACTAAAGCAAATCCGTCCACATCTTTATCTTCATATTTTTTCCCTATCTTTCCCTGCTTCACGAGAAAATTATAAAATGGTGTTTTAGCCTTTCCCCTAATTGATCTCGATGATAATGACTTTACCTGTATTTTGATAAGCTTATTTTCTGTTTCAGCCACAATGTCATATGGGAATGCCTCGTCGCTTCCTATGGCCCTGATTCCATGTATGATTAAGTCTGATAATACAAGAAACGTCCCTGCTCTTCCTATTTCGTTTTTGTTTATTGTTATCATATACCTAATTATACATCATTCAATTCTCCACAGCAAGGACATCTCTTTCCCATAAGTTTTTCCACGTCTTCTCTTTTTGTGCTGTCTCCGCACATCAGTCTATGATTACCAAGTTTTATAATTTCTCCGGGTTTAGTTTTTGGTGTTTTCATTTCTCCTCCGCCTTTTGGCATTCTAAATTCATCATCGATGACCTCGACGTCGTCAAATATAACCTGCATGTCTTCGTCTTCAAAACCTACATCCAACAAAAGAGTCAAGTCCATTGTCTTGAGTTTTTCGTGGTCCCATTGCCCGAGATTTTTGTTGAGCCTTAGGTTTAGTCTTTTCTCTTCATCAAGCGTCAGTTCTCGACTCGGCACCATGACATCTATGCTCTTTATTCCTTTCTTCTTGTATATAGATACCCTGAAGTGTCCGCCGATAATTACGTTGTTGCGTGTGCCTATATTTACGATCACGGGCATCACGGTTCCAAATTCCTCGATTGACCTTTGAAGGTCTCGCTCGTCTTGTTCTGATGCTTTTCGTGGGTTGTAATCTGCTCCCTTTAGTTCGTCGACGTTACGCCTGTCAAGTTTCCACGTGATTTTGTTTTTTGTTGCGGTTGCCATATATTTTTTATTCTTCCAAGTACATTTCCTCTGATGTCTATTGCGAGTCTTATTCCGTTTTGCTCTGACACCAAATATTTTTTATCTCCAATTTTTTCCATCCTCGCTTTTTTTAAGAGAGCGATTCTTTCTCCTCGGTTCATAGCCTTCCTTCGAAGTGCTTTTCCCCGGCCGTATGGTTTTTTCTTCATGCCTTTTTTATTATGAAAGATATAGGGGTGCTTTCGTGATAGAGGTATCGGACGGTTCGCTATAGACCCCGTTCCCGATTAGCCTGTGCAAATTTATTAGACTTGTAGTGACGGCAACCCTCCATCCGACAGCACCCCTATATTTGTTATTATTTTGCGCTGTCAATTTTTTTGATTTCAGCTTCATACTCTGCCATTGCTTCGTCGTCAGCCTTTTTATAAACTTTCCAGGCTGCGTCTTTGGCTTTAGTGTATGTTTCCCAAGCTTTTTGCTTGGCTTTTGTTTTTTCTTTTTCTGTCATGTTTTTTATAATGTTATATCTTTATTTTGTTCGACCTTTGCTTCTTTTATCATTTCGTCGAGCTCCTGAAGTCTAAGTATATCGAGCTCGAATGCTTCCTCCATCTCTACGAGCCTTGTCATTACGGTTATTGGCTTAGCTCTCAGTTCCTGCATGTCCACCTTCGTTGTCAGCACCCTGTCTGGGTCCTTCTTCTGAAGCTTTCTCAGCATCCTGATTGACACTTGTCGGTTCAGCACTGCCTCCTGCTGGGCGTCTCTCAGGTAGACCAATATCTCCAATTGGGTTTTTGTCTCCATATTTATTTTTTATTTTAGTTTTATTTTGTTTATAAAATTTTAGGATGTTCTGCTCTGCCTCGACTCTGGCGAGCGTGTCTTGAATCAGTCCATCCCTTTCTGATTCTTTGAATGCGTCTTTCCACCCGTAGTATGTCTGCAGTTCTTCCGGCGTTGCGTTCTGGTGGAAGTATATTTGCAGAAGAGAGTTTGCGATGTTTTTTATCATCGACTGCTCTAACTCATCGAATGCTTGTCTAATTGAATACTTCATTTGCTTCTTTTTTTATTTTTTTTGTTTCGTCCTCGAATGTTATTCTTTCAAGGATTTTTGGATTTACTGGCCCGTGCTTTTTCTCCCATGCTTTGAGAGTTGATTTTCTCATTACTCTCAGCCCTCCTGATCTGAACATGTGGATGAAGATATCCGACCCTTTAAGAGCTCCTTCTTCTACGGTCAGCGTTACGTATTCTTGCTGCTTTACTTTATCTTCTTCTGTCATTGGCTTGTTGTCTTGTGCGTCCTTCAGCTTTTTTTGCTCTTCTCTAATTTTCTTCATTTCTTCTGATGCGCAGTTGCAGTTTTCAATTCCCTTTTTGTGCCATCTTGCGAATGCGCATTGCCACATTCCTTGATTTTTTTTGCACAGGTCGTCGTATTCTTTTATTGTATAGACTCCTTCTATTTGAGCTGTGTTTATTGTTATGCCAAGTTCGTGCACTCCTATGAATTGATGTCCTGTTTGTTTTCTTATAAGGTTCTCAAATTCTTCAGCCTTTCTTTCTGACATCCAATGTATCAGTCCTGATTTCATTACCACTGGTCTTTTTCCTTCTGTGATCTGAAGTGCTCTTGTTTCTTGCATCATATTTCTGTGCCTGCTCCGGCCCGTGGAGCGTGGCTATATTTTTTTGAATTTTTTAGCCATGTATAAATTCTTCTTTTTACATCGAATGTCTGCTGTAGTTGCCATCTTTGTTTTGTTCCTGATTTGTTTGGCTCTGTCCAGTAGACTATGAATTCTTTCATGGCCTCTATAATTGCTTCTCTGTTTGCGCTTGGGCTTGACTGCACTATCATTTCGAGCATTTCCATTTTTGCCTTTCTTCCTTCGTCACCTTCGATGAAGAACCTTTTTGCGAATTGTCCCGGTGTTTCTTTTTTCTCTTCAGGAAGTCCTGGCAATCCTTGCTGTCCTACGGGCGGAATTTTTGAGAATTTCATCAGCGTCTTTATTTCCATTCTGTTTTTTCTTTCAGGATCTAAGAAGAATCTTTGCAGGTATCCCTCTTTCTCCATTCTCTCAAGTCCGGCCCTTACCGCTCTTTCTGTTATGTTTAGGATGCTGGCTATGTATTCATTCCCTGCCGTGCATCTTCCTTCCTTTAAGTGTTCGAGCCAGTAGACTATTCCGTATATGTCTCCGTCAGTTGGACGGAGTTTTGTATTTGTTTTTATTTCGAATGGAATTATTAAGAAGTCTGGTGTCATATTTGTTTGTTCCTACCCTTATTATCTTATTTATATTATTTGTAGTCAAGCCCCCACTTTTCCACAGGTTCTCCCTCTGCCTGTTCCTATTGCTCGGGAGATTTGTTTTTTTGAATCAGTCTTCTTTTGAGTTGTTTTATTACCTCGTCTTTTGCTTTTTCGTATCCTATTGCTTCAGCCATTTTCCAAAATTTTTCTGACTCAGGAAATTCGTATCCGTTAGGTTCGAATTCCGTTTCTTTGAGTTCCTGCAGGAAGTCGTTCCATTCCTGCACGTCCGTCATGTCTGTGGTACTTGTGCGCCTCTTTTGTTTTTCTCCTCCGATTAGTTCTACCTCGTATCCGAGAGCCTCTGTAAGAAGAGTTTCTCTTGCTCTATCGAGCTCTTTGCGATCGGGTCTTCCCTCGAGGTGGTCTGTTGCCTGGATCAACCAGTATTCGACCACTGGGCCTTCGAAGAATTTCCTTTGTTGCTCGATCTCCGGGTTGTGTATTTTGTATGTGACTCTTACCATCACTGGCTTATAATCTGCCTGCACTTCTTTTTGTATGTCCTGAATCCAGTCATCCTTTCTCTTCACAGCGTCACGGGATGGTGGCAAGATTTCTCTCTTTGTTATCGTGTAGAACAGGGTGATGCTTTTGGTTCTCATATTTCTTTTTTAGTCTGTTGAATTTTTTTGTGAGTCCAAATTCCTCAAGCTCTTTTTCTGTTGCTCTGCTCACCATAATCCAGTCTAAGTATTCCCTTATTTCCCTTTTGCTTACCTGCTGGTGGATCTCTTCACATAGAGGCAGTATCGCAAATTTACGATTTACCTGCCTGCCTGAGAATATAAGATTGTGGTGCCATTCTATTTTCTTTCCGGGATGAGGCCGTCCGTGCCACGCACATTTTTGGTAGAACGGGTCGGCCTCCATCTCGTCTTTTAGTTTTTGAGGTATCGGTCTCATATTTGGACTATGCCAACATATTTAGATATGAATTCCTTATTTTCATCGAGGAATTCTGCTATGTGTGGCACATCGTATATCTTCCTGTAGTCTGTTTTCTCAAGCGTCTTTGCCATTGGGTCCTTGATTATCTTGGTTGGTATTTCTGTTTTTCCTGCGAGGAAGTCTCTTGCTCTTCCGACGTTAAGTCCATACCATGATTTCTCTTTTCCGGCCGGGCGATATACCAGTCCACCGAATAGAACCCAGTCTGCAAATCTTGTCACGTGGCTTTGAGTCTTCAGGAGGTGGTTGATGTCCCTCCTCCTGAATTCGTTTCTGTCGTTTTCTTCGCACCATTTTAGAACCAGTACCAGTGCTTTTATCATTCCGCTATATAGCGATATGACCCTTTTGTTTACGCTTTGTCCACAGCATGGGCACGTTTGCTTTCCTTGGCTTGGCATATTTCTATTTTGCTTTAGCCGGCCTGAAGCCTATGCTCGTGCTTTGGCTTATTGGCTCTGCTAATAGCTCGTAGTTCTTTTGCGCAGCCTTGGCCGCCGACCCTATGGCCTCTGCGTCCTCGAGCACCAGTCCCATGTCGAGGTATTTTATTTTGAGGTTTGCTGGATAGTCGAATGTCTTTCGCTCCGTTATGTAGAATGTTCCGGCCGGAGTTTTGACATTTAGAAGTCCTCCGAATTCCATCTGTGTTTTTATTCTTTCTTTGATTTCGTCCATCTCTTTCTCGAGGTTTGATTTCTCTACGTTCAGTCTTTCGTATTTTGCGATGTCGTCCTGATTTATGAAGGCATCTGTTCCTTTAAGCCATTTCTCGTATGCTTCGTTTACCTCGTTCATCGACTCTATGATCACCCTTGTGAAGTGCTCCATGTCCTCTGCGTCGTATGTTATCTCGACTACCTCGCTTTCCTTCCCGTCGATTGGCACTACCGCCTTGGCCTCAGGGTCCCATGTCGTCTGTATGAATTCGATGGCGCCTTTTACAATCTCCGGCTTGTCGCACATCATCCATACCAGCCATGCTGTGGCTTTCATCTTTATGTCTACTGGCAGTTTTTCTTTCCAGTCGTTTGCCTTTCCTGATTTGTAATCTACGAATAAAGCCAGCTTTTTTCCTTTCTTTTCCCAGCTATCTGGTATTCCCATGAAGTCATACTCGCTTCCGGGCACTCTTACTATAAGCTCTTGCTCCGCATTTTTATATACCTTTTTTGCTTTTATCAGTCCGGCTTCTATGAGCTTGTGTATTTGCCTTCCTGCCTGCATGGCTTTTGTGTCAACTTTTTCCTTCTGTTCGAAGTATGAGGATACGAATGCTGAGCGTTGTCTCTTCCACTGGTCGAGAGCCGATGGGCTCATGTGCTTTTTTATTTCGTGGTAGAAGTTCATGGTTATGCTGATTTATTTTCTCCCTTCCCGATCGTGACCTTTTTGTCTTCTGCTTTTTTGATCAGGGATTCGTATTGCTCTTTTGATAATCCGAGAGCTCCAGGCTTTCCGTCTTCTACCTGCTTTAAGTCTTTCTTCAGCACATTGATGGCTTTATCGAGTTCTGCTGGTGTCTTGGCCCCGTCAATTCCGCTCTCTGCTTTTGTGTATGCGAAGTCAATGGCTGCCTTTGCTGACTCCATGAAGAATTTTGCGTCCGTATCGTCTTCTGAAGATATTCCGAGAAGCATTGTCATCGAGTACCTTCTTGCATATGTTATTGCTGCTCCTGTATCTTTCATTTCAGAAGTTTGGAAGATTTTCACTGGGCCCGAGCGAAGTTCGTTCTCCACTCTTTGAATCGTGCTTTTATCGATTGTCTCTGTTTGGCTCTGGTGGTTTATCTGAGTATTTTCTATCTTTACGTCTACGGTCTTATAAGTCTCGTGTGTCAGTACCGCTACGATGCAGTCCTGAGAACCTTCTTTCACGATCTCGTGCCTTATCGATAGCCCGTGCTTTCCGAGCAGTGGGTAGATATTCTCATATATTTCTCCGAGCGGAGTGTATGAGTAGTTTATCTCACTTCCTGCTTTTGTTTTGAATTTTACCTCCACTGATTTTTTCAGTGGTTTTAGCTCTGCTTGGAATGCTGACAGAGCTGAGTATATGTTTGCGTGCGTTACCTTTTCGGGATTTTTTCCCTTTTTGTTTTCGTTCTCCATATTTTTTTGTTTTTACGGTCAGCATCAATGCTGGTCCGTATGTTTTGATGTAAATAATAATATCTTTTCCAAGCACCTGATACCTTTTTTGCGTGACCTTGCTGGCGTCGGGTTTTTGGATTTTCGCTTTGAGCACACCCGAATCAAGTATTTTAGCGATAGTTCTCGAGTCTTTCGCCCATGGCAAGAGACCTAAGCGTTTGATCTCAGTTGCCGTATACTTTTTATTTGGGTTGACCTTTGTGTTGCTCATTATCTTTATTGTATTACTGCGTTGGCACTTTGTCCATACGTCTTTCTGTGGATAACTCATGTTAGTCTTTCCAGATTAAGTTTATTGAATATACTATCCCGTAAGCGAGCGTCAGAAATTCTACGCCCGATATAATTCTGCTCCTCTCGTAGATCTCGAATGTTACCGATGGGTCGATGAAGAATCTTGCCATGTAGTATGCCACGAATATCGATGAGCTTAGAGGTATTATAATGCCTAAAAATTTTTTGATTGTCATATTCCCATTCTC